ATCATCGTGGTACTCAATGGCGGATGCGTTCTAGATGTTCTCGGTATCCCCTACAACCAATTCGATATCTTCGATTGGGACGATTTCAACGATAACCCAGTTTCCTTCGTGGAAGATCGTGGCGGCCTAGACGGGGAGTTCTTCCAAACCATTCTTGATCTAGACCTTCACATGTTCCGCGATATTAAACGTGCTCTGGGTCTCGCCCAGGATCGTCTAGAAGCGGAACGCCTAAGAGACCCCTTTTGTGATGTCCCTGTCTTTGTCGATTCCCCAGAAGACGATATGGAACGCGCTAGACGCTAATCCCCTTCCCTTTTCTTCCGCTTATCGTCTAAACCGGTCTAGCCCTAGGTCATTCCCCTTAGGGCTATTCTCTTTTCCCCTTCCCAATCGCCTCTAATGCTTCCCACTACCCCTGATCAGCCTTGAACCTGCTTTACCCCCCTTATTCCCAGACCTGTTCCTTCCACTTTCCCCTTCTTCCCCTACCCCAATACATACGGGGTTTTACGTCTGCGGAACCGTCAAATATATTTGACAGGTCCTTTTACGTCATACGCCCAGTAGTAACCCCTTTCGACTCTTGATAATCTCAGTCCCCTACCCCTTTATAGTCATAGTTCGCGCCCAGCGACTTTTAGACCCAGGTCGTCGTATACCCCCGTCGTCTAACAATGCCCATGTCCAATGCATTAGCGGACGATACGCGGGCGATTGGCAGGTAATCGGCATGTAGGGGGCACCGGTGCGCTAATTCGTCGGAATAGGCACGGTCCTAGTCAAATAAAGCACTTACAGCCTAGTCCTAGTCCTGCTTTCGGTCCCAGGTGGCCACGATCGAACGACATAGGTTGTCCGGGCTACGCCACCCCCGCGTTCGCATTGGCGCATTTTCCCTCTCTCAATCTGGAAAAGGCTTGACTTCGCACCAAAGGTAACTACACTAAAAGAAATGCACTAAAAGAAATTGGGGGACGGTATTTAGGCACTAAAAGTAACAAAACAGGTGGTAAATGCACTAGGGGTAACCGGGATACGGGGTAAAGGCACCAAAGGTAACAACACTGTTGGTGTAATTACACTAAAGGTAATTATGAGTACACTAAAAGTAACAGCATGGAAATGTGACAGGTTGGGGTGTGGGTGGGTGTGGTATACGCGGGAGGAAGAGGCGCCGAAGAGGTGTTCGAGGTGTAAGAGTCCGGCATGGAATCTAGGAGGGTTAGATGGCGATGACGAAGGCGGAGCAGAAGGCAGCAGCGGCAAGGATCATGGCCAAGATGGGGCCGATGAGCGAGGAGGAAAAAAGCACATACGAGATGTTAAGCAAAAGGCCGGAAGATTACGTGGTGCCGGGGCAAGAGGGGAGGGTATGCGGGATTTGCGGGAAGGAGATTCAGGGGGACGAGGAAAAGACGACGCTGGAGAAGTTCGCGGATCACCAATCGTTTCACAATCCGAGTCCGGCGCAGTGGGCGGAGGCGCACAAAAAGATCGAGGCGGGAAAGGAAAGGGCAAAGAAAAGCTAGTCGAGTGTAAGGTGTGTTTTTCGGACAATGAGAAGACCGCGGAGAGATGTAGTTTGTGTGGGACGAAGTTGAAGTAGTCCAAAATTGGACTAGAGTTAAGGGGACGTAGGGCAAGTGGAAGCGCTCATGAGTCTAGGCGCGAAGTGGGTAGAGCTTCCTAGGAATTGTCCTTCCGAGACGGCACACTTGCTCTATGCGCCTCAGAATCAATTCATATGATTCATGTAGCCAACGCGATTTTGTACATCATGGGGTGGGCTCTGTTTGTGGCAGGGCAGGCGCAGAATTCTATCCGGTCGCCATCGAATGGGTTGACGGATGATTTTGAAGGATGGAAGTGCTGGATGCGGACCCACTTTCTGGATCTGGCGAATCGAGCATTCTGGTCGGGATTGTTTTATGGATTCATAGTTTATTCCGCGACGGGCAAGATGCAGGCGATTGGATTTCCGGTGACTTCGTACATGGCGGCGGGAGTCGGGGGGTATACGGCCAACGTTTTTATCTATCAGGTTTTTGGAGTTCTAGGGTACAGGGTCGAGATGGGGGAAAAGGTTCCGCCTAAAACGAAAGAGTAGTTAGGAGTCTAGCTTGGAATTCTGCTTATTCCTTTCGACTGAGACTTACGATCCAGTCAGCGCCGTCATTCGCTGGTACACCAATTGCGAGTGGTCGCACTGCGGCTGGCTGAGACTTGCGGATGGCTGGACGTATAGCGCGATGGTCGAGGGCGGGGTAAAGTGGAGAGCCCCAAACACGGAAACCAAAATTCTAAAACTGAGCTGTGACGGGATTGAGGCTAGCCTTTCGAAGGCGTTGACCGTGGAAGGTTCGCACTACGACCTGCTCGACATTTTAGGGATTGCCACGGGCAGGAATTGGCAGGCGCCAGGGGAGTTCATTTGCGACAAACTGGTTTTTTGGGCCTTCGATCAGATAGGATGCCCTTTGGTGAATATGGAGTTCATACCGCTGGAGCATTTGAAGCCGCGAGACATTTTGCTAGGTCCGGTTCTCGAAATCAAATCTTGATCGAGGAGGATTAGAAAATGATCGGAACCATTCTTTTAGTTTTCGCGTTCGTGCTCGCATGTCTGGCCGCTTTCAATGTCGGGCAACCCCGATGGTCCCTAGGCTGGGGCAGTCTGGCTTGCTACTTCCTGAGCCTGTTGCTCGGTAACTTCGTGGTCGGATTGCACCACTAGCCCACATGAAAGAGTCAATCGTCCGCGCTCGCCAGTGGCGCAAGTTCCGGAAACGGTTCTTCTTTACCCAGGAAACCCTGGCTGCGCAGTTGGGCATTACCCGCAGGGCGGTATGCAAGATCGAGGATGCGATCGTAAAACGTCCGCTCGCCAGCACCTTGCTCCGATTCGAAATCCTAAAACGCAAGCATGAGGAGGGAAGAAATGCCCGAACGAGTACTCTCTTTGCCCCTGAGTGGTCTGGAAGTGAGAAAAGCGATTCTCGACAAAATAAGCCAAGCCCTGAGCCGGGATTGCTATCTGAATGACGATACCGCCTATGACTACTTTTCCGCGAACGTAAAAATCTCGCTCTCCTGCCACGACATTGGGCGAATCGCGAAAGTGGAAATCGATCAGACGGCGAGTGCGGGTTCGCTTGAGGAAAACCAATTTCTTGAGCAGGCGGAAACCGAATTGAACTTGGAATCTACTTCCGCCAATGAAACCCGAGTGGAGACTGGCCAGCCCGTCCCGGTAGCCGCTAAAGATATCGACGGCAAGGAATCGATCCGCCCCGTTCATTATCCGCGGAAGGCTGTGGGCAAGGGAGCCAAGTGACGGAAAACCCTGAATCCGCAATCGACCAATCCATGAGCCATGAAGAAAGAGCGGTGCAGGCTCTGGAGTCGATTGCGGAAGCCTTGACCCTCTATGCGAAGATAGAGGGTCAACGCTACGAAAGGGAATATCCATCCAAGCCCGATGCCAGAGACGCCACCATCACCCGAGTCCAATCCGCAGACGATAGACTCCGGGAGTCTCAAGGAGTTACCGGAGAGCCGGAAGAAGAATGGTTCGGACTCCGCGAACAGGAAGTCATCGACAAACTTAGAAAAGCCTCCCGTTCGAGCGCTTCGTCTGAGGAATAACGAAGCCCTGGCCCGGTTGGGCGTCACTCAAGAACAGGTGGACGCAGCTCCTAAAATCACTCCCATCCTAAAAGAAGTTCGCGGCGGACTCGCCCTCGCGCTGAAATCCATGCGCCTCTCGGACGGGGAATTCATTCGCCCATTTTTAGAGAAGTACGATTCCGTTCCTATCGGGGACCGCGATAGAGTTTCGTTCGAAGCCGTAGCGCTGGCCGCTCACTTGGACATCCGGCACCTGTGGGGCGAGATGATGCTCGCCATCCGGGAGTTTGAAGTGAATGCCGTCAAACTTATCGCCATGTCTTCGCATGCCGACATCATCAAGAAACGGGTAGAGTACGCGCAAACCATTGGCGGATACCGCGACCGGGATGCGATCGATGTCATGCTGGGCGCCTTGCCTTCGGTAAAGGGCACAACCTTTATCGGGAAAGCCTTTTTTGGTCATGGAGGAGCCCCGGAGGAGGAGAACGTAGACGAGCATGTTTCCGGGGAAGAAGTGACCGACGACATCAACTACATTTTCCCCGACGCCTCGGAGATACAGGACAAAATCACTCCCATGAAACAGAAATTGCTGGAAGCGGCGGAAATTAAGCCGAAGGGGAACCTACGTACAGCCAAAAAGTTATAAACCAAAATATCGCAGCCTTCGCGCAACAGGAAGGCTGGTTCCCCGTGGAACATTCCATCGATCAAATCCTGGAGTTCAAAGAGTACATCGACAAGATCACCAAAAAGGATGTCAGCGGAAGAAACCTCCACATCGAACTGAATCAGGAACTCACCGCCAAACGTGCCCGAGACATTCGCCGCTGGATCGAGAACGAGCAGGTAATGTGCGCTCTGAACAGCGAGTACTTCATTTCCCGCTATGCCTGGATCTGCGATGAGAAGGGAGACATCTTCAAGTTCCAAAACCGCAGAGCACAGGAAATCCTGAACAATGTGATCGCCGTCTTCGATGAACAGCAGGTCGCAATCGAGCTGCTGATACTTAAAGCAAGACAGCAGGGGTGTACCACCTGGACCGCGCTAAAGTTTTTGCATCGCATGCTGTTCGTTCCCCACACCCAGGCCGTCATGGGCTCGGTCAACGCGGAAAAATCCGAACTCATCACCCGCATCATCGAAACCTGCATCGAAAGAACTCCCTGGTGGCTGCTGCCGCAGAGAACTACCGACCGGATTAAGATGATCGGATTTGTAAATGGTTCAATCCTTTCCGTGCAGTCGGGCAATCAGGCTACGGGCATTGCGCAAGGCTGGACCCCTACGGCGATACATGTTTCGGAGTTAGGAGATTTACCTAATCCTAAAAAGACTATTGAGGAAGGATTGTTACGTGCGACTCACCCCACGCGAAAGATGTATCAGGTTTACGAGGGAACAGGAAATGGAAATACTGGCTGGCTGGCCGACAAGTGGCGGTCCGCTAAGGAAGATTGGCCATTGGGCCGCTCACGTCTGTGTCCAGTGTTTATCCCTTGGCCTATGGCTCCTGACCTTTATCCAGAAGCCGACTGGATCAAAAAGTTTCCCGTACCAGGGGGATTCCAACCGCTAGATGCTACGCGCAAGCATGTGCAGCGAGCGGAACTGTTCGTTCGCTCGACTCCGTATCTGGCGAAAGTGGCAGGCAAGAATTGGAAGATGCCTATCGAACAGCAATGGTTCTGGGAGTTCAACTATCTGGAGGCAGTCAAGAGCCACACCCAGAAAATCTGGTTCTCGCAAATGCCCGCCGACGATTACGAAGCCTTGCAAGGCAAAAACGATATGGTGTTTGACCCTATCGTGATCGACACGGCTCGGAGCGGGCGGAAGAAGGAAGTGCAAGTCTACGCCATTACCGGAGACTCGATTGACGACGGATTCGAGCCCGAAGAACAAGACGTTGACTACAACAAGGAACGCATTCGCGTGTCTTGGAAATCGCATCGCGGCCAAAAATTCGAATGGCTCATGATTCCCCTGCTGCCGTTCGATGAGAAGGACGAGCGCAAGGCTTTCGATAAGGTGCTGATTTACGAGGAGCCCAACATGATGCCGGGGTTCGAGGGAGAAGCGCAGGATTACTCGATTGGCATCGATACCGCAGACGGCTTGGGGAATGAGGACGAAGACCGCACCGTGGCATCCATTACTCGGAACATGGGAGATGAACACTGCGATGAACAGGTGGGCGAGCTGTGCTCAAATCGAATCAATGGACCTCAGTTAGTGGGATTCGTTGCCTGTCTCGCCGCTTGGTATGGAGAGAATACAAGAGATCATCGCGGAGTAAAGTTTGCCATCGAGCAAAGAGAGCGGCCAGGAGACGATTGCCAGTTGCAGTTGAAGCTGATGGGATTCACTTTCCATCATCGAGACCGGCGTTACGACAACAAAAAACTGGTGGACAATAGCGGACACAAAGAAGGCATCTTTATGCATGGCTGGTTCCGCCCCATGCTTATGGCCAGATTTACCGATGCCGTCCTGAACGGCTGGTATCGACCGAATTCCCCATACTTGATTCAGGAATTAAAAGACCTTGAGCGCAAGACGGCTAAGAACGGGAAAAGCCGCTTGGAGCACCAATCCGGCAAGCACGATGACCGGGTTATGGCCGCAGCTCACTCCTACTGGACGCGCCACGAACTCGATGTCATGGCGGAACGCTCGCAAAAGCGCTACATCCCTTCGCACGAGAAATTGCCGGAGTTGATTTTAGACCATGTTAGTATCGGGGAAGTTTCGGTAGGAGGTTGGGAATGAGTGGATTCTATCTCCCACGTCGGCAAGTGCAGATGTCGAAGCCGATTGTCTTCTGGTATCAAAAGAAAACGGATTTCATAATGTGTCCGCCTTCTCCGATTGCTCCCCCGCCTAAAGGTTTCATCAAAATCGAATGCCGCCATGCGGTGGATGTCGATATCTGGTCCCGCAGACTCCGGCGCCAGGAGAAGCGCATCCGGGAGATGACCGACATTGAGCGCTTCGAGTACGAAGGCAAAATCAAGTCGGAAATCATCGAAGAGATGAAGCGCTGTCTCGCCAACTCTACCGATTCTGTCAATAAGCAGTTCATGGCGGCTGCGATCAGGATGGCAGAGGAACAGCGCGAGAAACGGCGCATGGAAGTGGTAGAGACATGGATGGCTTGTGAAGCAAAAGAAGGCGTAGCTTCCTGATGCCCGTAACCGAGAAGCTGATTTCTTGGCAATGTCCCAAGTTCGAAGCGTCTGCGGAGGAGCGCTCGGCCTGGGTGGAGGAGCAGATCGAGGAAGGGGAGGGATTTTTAGAGTCGCAGAGTTCGTACAAAAACCTGTCGCGCAACCTGCGCATCTTTGATGCCATCTTTGACGATAAAACCAAGTCCACGCTAATCTCGAATGGATTAAAGTACGACATCCGGAAGTTTGTCGAAACCATTTCGGAAGTGCGCGAGATCGGTACTTACTCTTCCGACGCTACGCAGTTCAAGCCGATTACGGAACTGTTCAATAAGGTAGTCAAGGCAGTTTTTCTGGAAGCGCAATTCCCCCGCCAGGTTAGGAAGTCTCTCCAGTACTCAACCGTCATGGGCCGCGGCTATATCTGGCCCAAGGTCAAGGCCACGAACTATGGGTTTGGAGAACGCCAGTTCATCTTTAAGCCGCTTGGTCCCCTGGACGTTGTTCCCGTGCAGATGCCGGACACCAACGACGTGCAGGATGCGTACTCGAATACCATTTACGAGTACATGCCGATAGCCGAAGCGCACGGCAGGTTTCCTCTATTTCAATCTTCCCTAGTGCCGGTCAGCGGAATCAGTTACAACTCCCGCATTCAGGCTCGCAGAGTCGATTACGCGGAAAAGTTCCGCTACGGAGAGCAGACTCGCAATTGGGGTAACCTCTACTGCGAAATCCGCTATACGTTCATTCGAGATATCCGCATCAACAACACCGGGTACGAGATTCCGATGGGCGATCCGGGGACGAGCTGGTTCTATAAAGTTCCCTCGGTCGGACAAGACATCTTCGGCGGTATACGCAATGGACAACCGTTCATGCGTCCAGCCATGAACGAGGATTGTCTTCTCTATCCGCAATTGCGGCTCATTATTACCAGCCGCGGCATGAAGACTCCCATGTACGACGGACCAGCATTTGACTGGCACGGCTGTATGCCCGCCGTGCAGTACGACGTGGATGATTGGGCCTGGGAAGCGTTTGGACGCTCGCTAGTGCAGGATGTGGGCTCCATCGAAATGACCAAGCGCAAGATCGAGCGCAAGATGGATCAGGTCACGACTACCACCCTGAATCCTCCGCTCGGCTATGACCGTGGATCTACGGGAGGACCAAAGATAGAAAACTTCGACATCTTCGAAGAGAACGTCCGCGCCGGACTGGACGGAAAACCAAGAGAGGTCCTGCAATCTCTATTGCCAGAAGAAGTACGCGTCACCGAACTGCACTTCAAGTTCCTCGAAATGCTTGCGGCCATGCGGAAAGAGCAATTGGGCATCAACGATCTTGGGAACCTTGCGGCCATGAAGTTAAACCTGAGCGGCGAGCAGATCGATAAGGCTCTGGAGCCGGTAGGGCCGATTGCCAAAGGGATTGCGGCGGGCATGGAAGCATCCAACGCCAAGATTGCCTACATGATGAAGTTCATGGTCACGCAGTGGTGTGATACCAAACGAGTGATCGAGTACGT